GACCGGCCCTCGCGGCAACGTGAACACGTTTGTGCGCAAGCCCTGGATGACCGCCATCCAGATGGTCGAGGAGTTCGGAAGGGAGGCAGTCAGCGCGCAGGTGAAGAACGCATACGACACACAGGGCAACAGCGAGACGCAGTACCAAGTCATCCATTTTATTGAGCCCAACGACGATAGGATCGATCTCAAGGACGCCCGTGCCCGCATGTACCGATCCATCTGGTATGAGGCCAGCGGCAACGACGGCAAGCCCCTCCGTGTCCGTGGCTTCGATGAGTTCCCCGTCATGTGCCCAAGGTGGGACGTGGTCGGCAACGCCGTCTACGGGACCGGTGGGCCAGGCATGGACGCGTTGCCGGATGTAAAGGGCCTCCAGAAGATGCGCGAGAATTATTACATCGCCACTGATATGGCGATTAATCCACCGCTCCAAGCGCCTAGCGACATGCGCTACGAGGAGATCAACGACATACCTGGCGGCATGTCCTACGTCAACAACATGAACGGCCAGCGCCCCGGCATCCAGCCCCTACATGAGGTCGAGGTAAATCCCGAGAAAATCCAGACTGCGATGATGCAGGACCGCGTTAGCGTCGAACGCAAATTCTACGTTGACCTCTTCCGCATGATTTCAAGCATGCCGCTGCGGTCGGGCACGACGGCGACCGAGATCGCAGAGCGCCACGAAGAGAAGCTTTTGATCTTGGGGCCGGTTCTGGAGCGCATCCAGTCGGAGATGCTTAATCCATCTATCGACCGGACATTCGCGATTATGCTCCGCCTCGGCTCCATTCCTCCTCCTCCTCCTGAGATCCAGGGTCGCCCGATCAAAGTCGAGTACGTCGGACTGCTGGCGCAGGCGCAGAAGATCGTCTGCCTGGGCGCGGTCGAGACCTTTGCCGGGTTCGTCGGCAGCGTCTCAGCAGTTGCTCCAGACGTGTTAGACAAGGTGGATTTCGACGAGACGCTGGAGCTGTATGCGGACGGGCTCGGCATATCTCCCACGATACTCAGGCCAGATGCCGAGGTGCAGGCTATACGAGAGGCTCGAGCGCAGAAGCAGCAAGCCGAACAGCAAGGTGCCTCCATGCTCGCAGCGGCAGACGGGGCGAAGACTCTCAGCGAGACGGATATGGCGTCAGACAGCGCACTTAACCAGATGCTTGGAAGGTAAGCGCAAACCACAGAAAGGACAGAACGATGAAAGAGCGAGTATTGACGAGCCACAAGGTGAACGGGCTGAACGAGGCGATCCAAATCTCCGTACTGGACGAGCCCGGCGACGGCGGCGCGTGCCATGAATACGATTTGAGCTTGCCTGATCCTGACGGGCACGGTCGCCGGGGTCTCTGCCGAGTCTCTTTTCAGAACGGTCCAATCAAGGAGGCTGGCTTCAACGGGTTGACGCAAGAGGCCTTGATTGCTATCTGCATCGACCGCTTGGAGGGATTCCAGTCTGGCCAGTTCCGGTGCCGGGAGAATGACATTGCTCTGACGAAGCTCCAAGAGGCCCAGATGTGGTTGCAGAAGCGCACGATGGACCGCATGAAGCGCGGCGTTGAAGGGACGCATAAAGCATAATGGCAGAAGAACTTGCAGAATACGCGCATACAGCATGGTTAGGATGGATGGAGTATTTGTTTGATAAATCAACCACCAATCCAGATGGCACTGTTACCATCCCCAAGTGGGCAGTTAAGCGCTGGAAACGCCAATGCGCCACGTCTTACAGTGATCTCCCTGAGAGCGAAAAAGAATCAGACCGAACCGAAGCACGCCGAATGATGAAAATCATGAAAGGCTCATAATGCCAAAGACTGAAGCACAACTGAACGAGGACGCGACCGAAAAGTCCGACCTGATATGGCTCATGTCGGACCCCCGTGGCCGGCGCCTAATGGCGGGCTTGCTTGGCAGAGGGCACATAGACACGACGACGTTCACCGGCAACTCTGAAACGTATGCCCAGGAAGGCGCGAGGCGTCTCGCCCTCGTGTACTTCCGTGGCGTTGAAAGGTTTTGCCCTGATAAGTATCTCACGATGAAACAGGAGCAAAACGCAGAGCTGAATAAGAAGAAGATACGCGAAGAACACAAGAAACAGACCCAATCGAAAGGCTCGAATCATGGCTAACGAGGCAACCGCATCAACTCAGATTAACACCGATGTTGGAGCGACAGCAGCAACAGCAGAGGCCGGAGCGACGTCCACCGAGGAAACCACGGCTGATTCATCGGCCGCAACCACTGAAGCGACTGCGAGCGACGACGCGACTGTGGTCGAAGACGTGGCGGCAGTACAGGCGGACGGCGAGACGACCACAGAGGCAGACAGCGGCGACGAGACAGGCGAGACGGAGCAGACTGGAGCACCGGAGACCTACGAAGCGTTCACGATGCCCGAGGGGATGCAGGTAGACCAGCCACTGGTTGACGCATTCGTGCCTATCGCCAAAGAGCTGAACATCTCACAAGAGAATGCCCAGCGGCTCGCCACCATGTTTGCTGAGCACCAGCAGGCGTCAAGCAAGGCGTTCATGGACAACTTCTCAGAGACTCAGAAGGGCTGGCAGGAGACGATGAACGCATGGCCCGAGTCCGCGAAGGTCATCGCAGACGCCAAGAAGGTGCTAGAGAGTGACCTGGCCCCCGAGGGCTTCCGGCAACTCGTCAACGGAGCCCCCGATTCGTGGCTGGGAAACCATCCCGACGTCGTGAGATTCCTGGCGAATGTCGCACCGCTGATCAAGGAAGACAGCTTCCTCGACGGCAAAACCAAAGGCGTGGAGAAATCCACTGCCGCAATGTTCTACCCGAACACGAAGCACAGCAAGGGGTGACTACCCCAAGGAGTATTGAGAGATGGCAACTATCGGAACAACCAATGTAACGCTCATGGACATCGCCAGGCGCCTTGATCCGCAGGGAAAGATCGACAAGATCGTCGAAATCCTCGCCCAGCGCAATGAGATGCTGGAGGACATGGTCTGGAAGGAAGGCAACCTGCCGACCGGCCACCTTGTCACGATTCGCAACGGACTGCCTGCCGGGGCATGGCGCAAGCTGAACTACGGCGTGGCGCAGGAAAAGAGCACGACCCAACAAGTCACGGACACTTGTGGAATGCTCGAATCGTATGCGGAGATCGACAAAGACGAGGCCATGATCAACGGCAACACGGCTGAATACCGTCTTTCCGAAGACAAGGCGTTCATCGAAGGCATGAGTCAGACCCTCGCCAGCACGCTTGTGTACGGTGACACCGACCTGCATCCCGAGCGTTTCCTGGGATTCGCTCCGCGCTTCGATGACACCACCGCCGCCAACGGCGACAACATCCTTCTGGGCGACGGCGCGGCATCGGCCAACACGTCTGTCTGGCTGGTAGGCTGGGGCGACGACACCGTCTGTGGCATCTATCCCAAGGGCTCGCAGGCTGGACTGATGCACGAAGACCTGGGCCAAGACACGTCCACGGACTCTAACGGGCTGATGCACGAAGTCCTGCGGTCTCATTACCAGTTCAAGGCTGGCTTGAGCGTCAAGAACTGGAAGTATATCGTGCGCATCGCGAACATCGACGTGGACAATCTGACCAAGAACGCGTCCACTGGCTCCGACCTCATCGACCTGATGGTCCAATCCCTGGAACAGATCGAAGAGCTCCAGTCCGTGCGCCCGGCGTTCTACTGCAACCGCACGGTTCGCAGTTTCCTGCGTCGTCAGATCAGCAACCGGAACAACGTCAATCTGTCCTTCGACGAGGTCGCGGGCAAGAAAGTGATGAACTTCGACGAGGTGCCCGTCCGCCGCACTGACAAGATCATCAGTGCCGAAGAGACCGTGGCATAATTTGGCTAACCGCTCTCAACCGGAGAGCTGAAAGGAGATTCTACAATGTACCTTGAGAAAAAGAACGAATTCAGCGACGCACAGGCCCTGACTGGGACTGCTGCAAGCACGAACATCATCGACACCGTCGTCAAGGGCGATGCCAACGACGAGCTCCATCTCGTCGTGCAGGTTTCGTCCAAGCTCGCCAGTAGCGGGAAGACTGCTACGCTCGACATCATCCTCCAGCACGACAGCGCCGTTGGCATGGGAACGGTTACGACCCTCGCGACCCTCGCGCAGATTGCCGAGGCGACCCTCGTCGCTGGCTACCGCTGCTGGGATATTCGTATCCCCGCAGGCGCCAAGCGTTACCTCCGCGTGTACTACACGGTCGGAACCGAAGACTTCACGTCGGGCAACATCGACGCGTTCCTGACGATGGACGTGCAGACCAACGAGAATCCCACGATCTAATTGAGCAACCGGAAAGGTCTCGACCATGAGCCAGACAGTAGAGATGATAGCAATTCGCGATAGCTACGGATTCCGTGGCTACTACTGGGAAGAGGGTGAGACGACAATGATGACCCCATCCGAGATGGATTCATCTGCGGCGAAATCCCACTTCAAGCCCGTGGCCGAGATCCAACCGGAGCCAACAATCAAGGACGCCCCCAAGAAGCACCGACCGGTGGAGACTGAGGGCGTTGTCCCGGAGCCTGAAAGGCCGAGCAAGCACACGCCAGCCGCCGAACCTGCTCCGGAGGCACCGCCAAAGGCCAAGCGCGGCAGGCCCAGAGGCCCATCGAAGCGCAAGCCGAGAACAAGAAAGGCTCCGGCAGCTAACACAGCAGCGCCGGACGAGAATAAGGAGGCATGACAATGCCTACATTTGTAGCAGATGGGCTCGACCTTGCGAGGTTGGACCTGAATGGGGTACGGGTAACCGCAACTGCGGTAGAGTTGAACAAGATGGGCGGGGTGACTGCAACCGCAGCCGAGCTCAACATCCTCGACAACGCACCGGCAAGCATTTCGTTTGCCGCCGCTGCCGGGGGCGCCAACGTCTGCGAGGTAACCATCACGGTCCTCAACGCGGCGGGGGTTGCCATTGCGGCCTCTCCCGCGTGCTTCATGCTGGAGTGGTGGCTCAGTGACGCGGCGACCGGCGTCGGGCTTACTGGCACGTCGGCATCAAGCACCGTTGCAGTTAAGAGTGGAGAAGGCACCGACCTCATCGTCCACACGGCCAAGAAGTACACGCGGGTGCAGACCAAGGCATCAGCGGGAACTTACGTGCTGGAGATCACCGACTCAGCCAAGACGGCGTTCTATGTCTGTGCGGCGATCGACGGCAAGGCGTATGTCAGCGCCGTCCTAGCATCCGGCGATTACGGAGCCTAATCCATCGACAGGGGACGCACGCGATGAGCTATACGCAAGTGCAGATTTGCAACCTCGCCCTGACCCGCATGGGGCATACCGAGGTCATACAGGTCCTCACTGAAAAGAGCGAGGCGGCATACAACTGCAACCGTCTATACGACCCGTCCCTGCGCGCTGCGCTTGAGGCGTTTCCGTGGGACTTTGCGAGGGTCATTGTAGACCTCGCCCTGCTCTCGGAGACTCCGGACGACTACGACTACGCGTATACCATCCCGAGTGACTGCGTGCGTCCCCTGTACATCCTGCCGGAGCAAGATCCGCCCATCGTTTTTCGGCGCCGAGGGTCTACGCTCTACACCGACGCCGAAGATGCGCAGCTCGCATACACTTCGTATGTGGACAATCCCGCAGAGTACACCGCGCTCTTCGCTCAGTCGTTCAGCTACCTGCTGGCGTCTGACCTTGCCATTGCCCTGGCGTCCGACCTCGATCTTCAATCTCGCATGATCCAGCTTGCGACCGGCGCGGTCAACGAGGCCAAGGCTTCAGATGCTCAGGTCGGCAAGAAGACAAGCACACGGTACAGCGATATTGTGAGTGCCCGCGCATGACCAAGCTTCCCAAAATGCAACCGTCGTTTGTGGCTGGCGAGCTGTCGCCGTCGCTGGCTGGCCGGGTTGACCTGGCCAAGTTCAATTCCGGCGCCAAGACGATGCTGAACTTCCTTGTGCATCCGCACGGGGGAGCCTCGAACCGACCCGGCACGCGGTACATCGGGGAGGCCCTTGGGCCATCCCGCCTGATCCCGTTTACGTTCTCCGTCGAGCAGGCGTATGCGCTGGAGTTCAGCGAGTACGTAATGCGCGTGCTGAAGGACGGCGGCTTTGTGCTGACCGACTTCGTAGATGCCGCTGTGTATAAATGGACTCAAAGCGCGGTTACCACAGAATGGTATCTGGAACTTGCGGCAGGCGGAGACCCCGGGCTGGTCGAAGTCACCGACGTCTACGAGGACGATGGCACAGCTATGGCCGAAGGCACGGTCGGCAGTTTGGCGGCTGGCGGCTGGGATTGGGGCGACAACGACACGCTTGGATTCAACACGGTATACGTTCGCTTGACCGTAGGCGGCGACCCTGACGCACAGGCCGCAGGTTACGTTCAGTCGATCTACCAGGCCGTTAGTCCGTATGCCTACGCGGACCTCGCAGAGCTGAAGTTTACGCAGAGCGCAGATACGATGTATTTCGCGCATCCTTCCTACGCTCCGCGAAAGATGACGCGCACTGACCACGATGCTTGGACGTTCTCCACCATCACGTTCGCACCAGTAACCACCGCGCCGAGCGGGCTGGGAACACTCCTGGCAGGCGCATCGATCGCACCTAATCGCGAAGTGGCGTACAAGGTCGGGAACATAAGCGCCGGGGGTGAGGAGTCTTTGCCGACTGACGAGGTGCCGCAGATAGTCAGCTCGACGTGGATATCTGGGACGTGGGTGGAGGTATTCTGGAACGACCTACAGGCGGCGGCGTACAAATGGACTCAGGTGGGCGCTACTGACGAATGGTATCTGGAGCTCGCGGCAACCGGCGACCCCAGTATCGCGGAGCCCCAAGCGGTGTATGAACGTACAGCTACGGGCACCCCAAACAACACGCCAGAGGCAATGACTGAGGGAACGGTCACATCCCTGGCAGCAGGCGAGTATGCGTATGCCCAGGTCGGGGCCACGTTCTTTACGATCTTCGTTCGCATCAGCACCAGCGCAGACCCAAACCTGTCTGTCACGTACCCGGCCGGATACCTGACCTACAAGGCCGTTGACGACTACGAATACAACGTCTACAAGAGCCAGCGCGGGTTCTTTGGCTGGGCCGGAACGGTCTCCACGCCATGGTTCATCGACGACAACATCGACCCTGACGTGTCGCTGGGGCCGCAGCAGGAAGCCGACCCGTTCCCGAGCGCCGACAACTACCCAGGGGCGGTTGGGATCTACGAGCAGAGACTGGTATGGGGGCGCA